CTGCGATTAACCGCTTCAAATCCAACACTGTCCGTGAATCCAATATGCCATCGACCTGTACGGTATCGCCTGAGATATTAATGCTCGGCGCAGGAGCTCTACCGGTCCGATTGATATAGGACAGTGTCGGAAGCGTAAAAGAGTTGACGGACGACCTTTGGGTTACGAATTCGCCGGTCTGCATGATGACCCGTCTTTCATCGGGCCGAAGCCCCCCGGCGTGCATATATCCCCCCCCATGCATCACCATTCCGCCCTCGTGCCTCATGGCGTTGGCCCAAATCCCCCCGGTTGCCGCTACTCCGGCTTTCACTTGCGGGAAAATCAGGGTCAGAATCCATAATGCCGCGGCGCGTGCAGCGATCTGCGCCAATGCGTCAAACATCGAGGACATAAATACTTGAGCAACTTTCTGGAACGTCGATTTTGCTTTCCCAAAAATCTTTTCCCACAAAGTATTGAACTCATTCGAAAGAACGCTTCCGACGGACGAGAAGGCGTTCATGATGGCCGATCCGGTTGCCTGTCCGCCGGTGCCAATGTCCTCCCATGCTATCTGCCAGGTTTCGCTTGCCTGCTGTGCAGCGCGTTCTGCCGCTGTTCCAATATCTTCCACGGGCGGGGCATTTTCAACAGACATTCCGCCCTCTTTCGACTTCCCGGCTCCCCTGGGGCCTCCCCAATTGGGGGCCAAATCCATCGTGGCTCCCTGGAACCCGGCCTTGAAATTCGCGCCGGCCGCTGCGCCTTCGGCTTTGGCTTTTGCTTGATCCGCTTCGATCTTTACCTTGTCTGCCTCGATATTCCGTTTCGCCGTCAACCAGGCGTTTTGTATGTTGGCAATAGAGGTATTCCAGACCTTTTCCGTGGTCGCGATCGCATCCCGTGGCGCCTTGATAAATTCGTCCCATGCCGCTTTTATTTCGGATGGTCTGAGCGTCATGACACCGTTCAGCATCCGCCCCAGGGCGTTCAATTGTGTGAAGGTCGAAGAAAACCACGCATTGAAAACCGTCCCAACGATCTTGACTGCGTTCCAAACCGTTATCAATCCGTCCAGAACGTTTTCAAACGCAATGGCTATATTTGTAATCCATCTTTCCATTTCTCCGTTCTTGATAAATGTCTGAATTTCTTTGGTCCAATCCTCTATCGTTGGGCCAAATTTGTGCATAATTATTTTACCAATTCCCTCGGATACTTTATCGATATGATTTTTGAGTTGCTGGACTTTTGCGGAAAATGTGGTCACGCCAGCTGCGGATTCGCCGAATTTCTGAATCAGCAAGGTTTTAGCCGCAGCCCACTTTTCTTCCGCCGTCATGTTCTCTTTGATCAATCCGTTCGAGGCCCTCAACTTTGGAATGTAGCGGCCGAGCATTTCGACTTCGCCGGCCATCGCCATCCCTACGTACCGGGAGGCTGTTCCGACATCGAACAGCCCCGATTTCGCCATCGCCAACGCGATGTTGGTTCCCTCAAACGCACCCTTAACGTTGCCACTCAACTGAATGATTTCCTGAAGTGCAGGAATAAATTCATCCTCGCCGAACTGAGTCGTCGCCATGACCTGCTGGGAATATGCTTCGATTTTCCCTTTGACCGAATCATAGGACACCCCGGCCAATTCGATGGCAGATTTCAACCGGGCGAATTGTACCTCGTCCTCCATCGCTGCTTTCGTCACATCAATGATTGCGGCCGCGAAACCCGTAAACCCCATCATGGCCGGGAGGCCGGTCATGAAGGATTTCATCTTATTCCCCAGGCTCGCGATCCCGCCCTCGATCTTCTGCCAGGACGATTTCATCTTGTTCCCGGCCTGCTCCACAGCATTAGGGAGCTTGCCGAGTTCGCCCTCGATTTGCTTGATGCCCGTGATCCCCTTTTTGGGGTCCACTATGATTTCTAACTTGATAGCGATGGAATGCTCCGAATCTTTTTTTGATTCATCTGATTGATTGTTGAGATGATGATCTTCAGGTTTTCGTAAAATTCCACAATTTGATCCTCGGTGAATCGGTAATCCCGGAACGTCTTTACGACCTGAAGCCCCTCTCCGAAGTGGCCCAAATCAAAAAGCCCCTGATCATCGAATCCGCCTCTCGAGAAAAACAGTATATCCTCGAAAAAATCGAATACCTCGCGGTTCGTTTCAAAAAGATCAACTCTTCCACAGACATCGCAGGGAGGTTCCCGATCATCCTCTTCATACCGTTCAGTACACCGACCGCAACTTTCCCCTTTGAGCTTGAACCATTGCTCGGCGTACTCTACGAGTTTTTTCTTGCCGTCTCCTGGTCCTTCGGGACGAACCCATCCATCAGGGTGGTGGTGAATTCATCCACCACGGCTCCGGGAATGTTGTCGATTTTATCCGGAGTGTATTTCACTGGCCCGGTTTCGTCCTCGAATCCTTCCCAGTCCAGGATGGCATATTCCATCGCGGCTCGTCCGACTGCGTTCCAGTCTGTCCGATCCCCTCTGCGGGTCGTAAATTCCCGAACCCATTTCGAATACATGTACCGGGGGATGCGCTTGTAAAAGATTTTTGCTTCCCCGCTGCAATCGAAAACGAGCCTTTCGGTTTCCTGAATGATCCTGATTGCCATGATTTCCTCCTCGGCAGATAGGGTTAAAAAGTTAAATTGAACGAAATCTCGACGGGCGTTTTATCCCAATCCGCGCCTTCCAGGATGACATAAAGCTTGCCATCTGAAAAATACGTGCGGGTTTTTTGCGGCCCTCCGGCTTGTACAATCTGTGCTCGTGCGTCGAGCGTAACCCCGAAAATACCGAGGACGAGCTTGTCGCCGCTCTGTCCGTCGCGGTAGATTCCGACAGGTCCGGTGATCGTAATTTCCGGAGGGCTGGACTTGATGAGAAGATTTCCGCCAAGCCCGCTTTTCTTGACCGGTATGTCCGGCAAATCCTGAGCGGGTTCCTTTTTGGGGGGCATGTCAGTTCTCCGTCAAGTAATTGGTAGAATGATCATTGGTTAACATGATGACCATTTCCTTGTTCTTTTTAAGTTGGATATTGGACCATTCGGAAGCAAACTGGTCGGATGCGGGTATATAAGCCCTGCAATTGTGTTTCGGGCGAAGGATTCCCGCGCCTGCGACATTGGCATCGACTTTTTCGAATTTGAACGCCGAAAAATAAATCCCGAAATTGTATGCTCCGCTCGTCGCTTTCATGGAGCAATACCGTTCCGTTCCGGCGTCGTAATTGTCAAACAGCGAATCCGATTCATGCCGCAAGAAATCGAATCCGAACGTCACCTCGCGCATCTCATCACGCACCGGTTCCTTGATGTACAAGCCCGTGGCGGTGTCGCGTTCCGCGGCCAGTTTATTGTCGAGTGTCACTTCAAAATTCGACACTCCATATTCAGTCCCGTTGATCGAGAACACATAATCCGCGAAGAGAATGTTGCCCTGATTCGTGGCGAGCGTGAAATTCGCGGAATTGTACGATCCTCTGGAATAGTTGTATCCAATCAGGTCGAAAACAAATGATGTTCCTTTCGGTTCTGCTTTGATTGTCATCTTGTTGACCATCACGGAAAAAAATCGCCAGTCCGTGACCTGTTTTGCAATGATGAGGCATCCGGATCGGACCTTTTGGTCGTTCGAATCCCACGTCCCTCCGCCCCCGCCGGACGGCAACCGATCCCCGTCGAGCGTCCATGTCTGCCGGTGTAGGACATCGTCCAGCTCGAATACGTGTTTATATTTTGCCGATACTGTCTCGGGCGATCCGTGATATGTCGCGCCCGCGACGTTGGGATTCTCCCACCCCATCGCCATACAGAGCAGCCTCCCGATGTTGTTGTATCGGCCCTGAAGTGTGATAGGCCCAGCAATGTCTCGCGCCACCAGGTCAGAGGCCCTGAGGCCGGCCTTCCCTTCAATGGTCTGATCGGCTTCGAGCTTGTTGTCGCCGGCAACGCCTTCCGAAAGAAAAGGAACCTGATCCCCCGAACCCAAATCGGAATCACCCCAATCGGTTTTCGGGTAAGCAGATTCTTCAGTGTCTTTTTTAAAGCCGGCCTTTGAAATTGCGCCGAGTCCTGTCGACATGCATCACCTCACGTAATCGTTATGCGTGCTTCGTCCGTGATTGCCGCCATTGGCGTGTTCGAAATGTTCCGGAAACAATCGAACATTACATCATGCACTACCGTTTCCGCCCCAGCAACTGGCGCTTTCGCATCGGAAATTTTCATTTCGGGAATTTCCAGCAGGAACGTTTTTGTCTCATCGGTGAAATAAAAATCGGATTGAAGTTTTGTTCCCGCGTCGGCCCAATCTAGGAGCGTATCGACGGTATACCGATTGAATTTTGCTTCGAGCTTTACCGTTCTGAATCCATTGATCACCGGGACCAGGGCGGTTCTCTGTTCATTGGTGAAGTCGTCTTTTTTCAGGCCCCGTGTGATGGTGAACTTGAACGATTCGAGGCCCATTTGGTCCTCGGCCGCTAAAGCATCGGCTTGGTCAGCAATCCGTATTCGAGAGGCCGAGGTTGAATTTGAATAACGAATCCTTGATGGTGTCGTCAGCGAAAGAGACGGGAATGCCGTAGCCGATCTCGTCAGGTCACAACAAACCAGACCGTATTCGGTCGTCAGGACTTTTCCCTTTTCCCCTGCGATGACGAACTGTTCCACCATGCACCCGTTAAATCGCCATCGGGAGACATTTTTTTCAATCTCCATCCGAAAGCACTTGGTCTGATTGTCCAACATGGTGAACACGCCCGCGGTGTTCGTGCCGAACGCCATCTCGAGGAGCGTTTGACAATTGTAATAATCAAGATCGACCTTGAGATTCCCTTCGATCTTGATGAGCCCCAGATCGGGCGCAGCCCTGCCCGCCTTGCCCTGGAGAACGCTGTTTTCGATCAGCTCCGTAACTTTCGAGACGGATTCGTCGGTAAACGGGACCAGTTCGTCCACAGCGACCCAGGACGCACCCCACGCACAGGACGTGATCCCGACTTTTGCAAGAGTACCCAAACCGGTCGACATTTTTTCACCTCATACGTTAATATCTGAGTTTAAGGTTTTACACTTGTATTCAAGTTCTGCGAAGTGACACAGGACTGCCCCGAACATTCTGGCCTCGACAATTTGGACCTGCACGACTCCGATTCCGTTGGTGTTCTGATCATCTCCGGCCTCGATGGTAGAACCGATTCCGAGGTCCATGTCCATTCGAAAATCATCGCAGATGTTTTCAATGATGTCTTGAAAAGTTTTTTCCGATTCCGCGGAATCGTCCACGCTCATATATCCGCGAATTTTAAAAGTAAATACCCTCTCGCTCTGATTGTTGGTACATAAAATTTCTTCGGTTGATGTCCTCGTGAAAGTCCACCCGTGGATTTTGCTCGTGCTTGTGACTTTAAACAAACTTAAAAATGATGTCCAATCCGTACTCAATCGCTGGTAATCATAGACATTCGCAGCCCCATTGATGCCTGTCACGGCTTCGAGTTTCGTCTTGATCGCGCCGATGATTGTCGTATAGGTACTCAATCCGAGAACCTCTTTTCAACCTCATCGAGCGAAAGAATAATTTCCCGCTGGATGTCGGAGAAAAATTTTGCTTCGGCCTTGTCGAACAAATCCTTTCCGTGAATCCCGCGGGCGTGAATGATATACTGGATTGCGTAAGCGATTCTGATCGTTTCTTCGCCCTGCCCCAGGCCCTTTCGGTGCGCCCAATAGATCAGCGGTGCAATGGGCGGCCAGTATTGGGCATGGCCTACCGCAGGCCCAGCGCCTTTCCCGAGAATGAACGAGGCGTATTTCAAGGGATTGCCCACGACCCCAACGTATTCCGTTCCTCGCACGACCGGGAATTCTGCACGTGTTGAATTCCGCAATAGGCTTGTCGCACCTTCCGGGGTCTGGTCCTGTATCCAGTTCGCGATTTTATTTGTGACTCTCAGGAGCGCTTCGCTTACGCTATTGCCGAGTTCCGGGGGAAATTCCCCGAGCCGCGTCGTGTCCGTGACTTTTATTTCTATTCCGGCCATGACCACCTATGCTTTCCGTGGAACATCATGTGCAATTGATCCAATCCAGAATGAAGTTCCTCCTCGACGATCAGGGCCTGGCCCTCGGTCGGCTTATCCGGCGACACTCCGAGCCGGTCCTGCCAGGATTTCCTGAATTCTTTTGCCAGTTTCGAATACTCGGAAACCTTCGAGGCGTGGTTCACCGAATCCGCCCCGATAGTGGAATCATTCGAAGGCGCGTACATTGTCGCCAGAACGATGCAGGCTTTTTCCGAGGCCATGTCACAGACCGCGTAAAAATCGTTGTCCTGAATCGTCACCGCGGTGTTTTCAAGAAGCGTGTGCTTTGTCGTATAATTGAACCGAACCTTTTCGTCTGTCGCTGGCGTGGTATTGAAAAGCCTGAGCCGCCATTTCACTAGGGTAACATCATAATAAACATCATAATCTTCTTCTTCCAAATACTCGGCCGGCAAATTCCCTTGAGGATATTCAACGGAAATCAATTGGGAGAACCCGTTCACCCAATCGCTCGGTACGTCCCACGCAGACGTCGTGCCATCGCCGGTTTTTTCGGTCTGGGTCTCATAAGGACGATACCGGGAATAATCGTCCGCGACGGATTTCAGCAGGCCAGGAATCGAATCATGGACCTTGGAATCCGGGACCTGGGCCGTAACTTGTTCTTCATAATTGTCGAATGTCTTTGACATCGTCAATCCTTGCCGACCAATTGCACCGTGACAGTGACCTTCGGGGTTCCGGTTCCGCCGACCACGAATTTCATTCGGAGGTATCGTCCAAAATTGGTGATCTTGACGATCTGCTTCGAAATACCCGTGAGCTGGGCGAACACATCCGCCCGGTCAAACCATGTCGAACCATCTACCGATTGTTGAAGCGTTGCATCGTAGGTCTGCGTCGTACCGCTCACGGCCGTGATGTTGGTCAGGATCAAAGCTTCGTTCAATTCCCCCACGTCGACCGCGTCGGAATAGGTCGTCCCGGCGGCTTTTAGGGTCGACGGCAGGACCGTATGGACAAGACACATCCTCATCGTCAATCCTTCCCGGCCAAATAGACAGCCGTCGTCATGGTGGGAGTGTTGGTCCCGCCAACCGTAAGCTTGAGCCGGATGAACTTTCCGAAGTTCGTAATCTTGACCAAAAGTTTTGCCACGTCGGTCAGCTGAGTGAACGAATCGGCCATGTCGAACCAGGTCGAATTGTCCGGCGAAGTTTGCAGCACCGTGTCGAGCGTCGGGGAGGTCCCGGAACGCGCCGTGACGTTGATCAGGATTACAGCCTCCAGGAGTTCACCGACGTTGAACCCGGACGTGTAATTATCTCCTTCCTCAAGGGCGGCCGAGGCTTGAAGAACGTGGGTCATGCTGAATCTGGGCATTTTATTTGTCCTTTTTGGTTTCACTTTGCGATAGAACCGGAACCGGTTTCTCGGGTTGTTTGACGATCACGTCATATCCGAGTTCTTTCATGACGCGCTGTAATTCCGGATTTCCTTTTGCGTTGATGATCTGTTCCGTGCGGGCTTTCATGGTGATGAGCTTTTGGACTGCCTGGCTTTCATATCCTCGCGCCGCCATCCAGACGACGATCCAGGACAGGACCACCATGACGATTTCACGCCAGTTCTTTTTCATTTCCTTTCTCCTCGGTCAGAACATTTTTTTTGAATGCAATCATGGTCTCCTTGAAAAGACCGGGGGGAGTGAAAGTCCCCCCGGTCATGGACCGTACAGGAATCAAGCCCTCGCGGGTTCCCAAGTGACGAGCGTCATGAGGTTCGGGATTGCGACACCCGAATTGACCTCTTCGAACTGAAGCGTCAGCACGTCGCCCGCTTCCATCTCGACCCCTGAAGTCAGATAGATAGCATTCAGGGGAATATTTTTGAGATCGAGCGCAGTGAGATTGACGCCGGTCGGCAGATCAAGATTCCCAACTTCCGTAGACCCGGAACCGTCTCCGTTCTTAAAAATGACATTCAGGTTTTTCGTGTTGGTGTCGTTTCCCGTCACCGCTGTCCGAGGCACGAAATCCACCTGCGTGACGCGGCATTTCTGAGGCGCGCAGAACAGCGCCGCCTCGTACGTCGCTGTGACTGCCGCCACCGTGGGAATAAAACCCTGTTGAGCGCGTTTACCCAAAAGAGCAGACCAAAGCATGGTTTCCCCCCTTTAGGCCGCGGACGGTCCCCAAGTGATGAGCGCGATGCAGTCGGGCATGTCAACGCCATTCCCGACTTTTTCATACGACAGCACCAGCACGTCTCCTGCTTCCAGTTCCACGCCCGGTGCGAGATACGTGGCATTGAGCGGGATGTTCTTCAGGTCGGCCGCCGTGAGATTCACGTCCGCCGAAAGATCGAGATTGCCGACCTCGGTCGTTCCTGCCCCAGCAGATCCGGCATTCAAAATGTTGAGGTTTTTCCGGTCGGTTCCGTCGCCCGTGACGGCAGCCTGTGGGATGATGTCGACCTGTGTCACCCGGCATTTTTGCGGGGCCACGAACAACGGATGGGATTCGGTAGTCGTGGCGGCCGCCACTGCCGGAAGGAATCCCGTCGTCACCCGCGAACCCAGAAGATCACTCCAAAGCATATCGATTCTCCTTATTGAAATGTGAAGGCGGGCGGACCGCCGCCCGCCGGTTTCTTAGTCAACAATCCGCGCAGTGTCGGCTGCGAGAACAGCCGCGAAAACTTGTCCGTTCAACGTGAACAGCCCCCACTTCACCACGCCGCCGCCGCTCTTGAGAGTGTCGACTGCGGTCAATGCCGCATCGCCCGAATCAAACGCGATCGACGCCATTGCTGTCGCAGCTCCCGTTGCCGAAATCCCCCAATCCGAAGAGGTGATCGCTGTAGTGCTTCCGGTATCGCCGAGCGTCAAAGCTCCGGAACCACCCGCCGCGGCGAATAGTGCGGCGGCGATTAGCGCCGCCGCGACGAGCAAATATTTCGGTTTGATGTTGATCTTCATCATGGTCCTCCTCAACCCACGGTATTGCGATGGGCACAGCGCCAGTCAAGCAAACCGCGACCGTAGATATGCCGAATCTTGAACGTGGTCTTGTCCGCCGTGAACATGGACCCGGACAGCGGATTGTCCTGCACGAACAGTTCCGGTTCCTCGCGGCCCTGGAAGAACCCCACTTCGAGGCCGGGGCAATCCCGCGGATCGGCGACACAATACCAGTCATTGGTATCGGACCAGTAATCCACTTGGATCGGCTCGATGCCCATTGCAGACACCATCCGAACGTCGTTGTTTGCGGAACTCGTGACCTTTTCGGTCTTGAGCGCCGTAAAGACGGCATCCGCGAGATCGATCGGGTAGAGCAAATACTTCGGTTTGATGCCGAGCCGCTTGGAGCTCGACAGCTCCGCGAATTTGCCCATTGCGACCCAGACCGCAATCAGCGCCGTCTGGCTGAATGCCGTGGTCAACAGGTTGACATGCGATCCGGCATGGAACCATACCACTCCGTCCGGGGCCGTAATGGTGTTGTTGACGAACGTATCGAAAATGAATTCATTCAGCGTGTGCGCAGCTGCGCGGGCAAGCTTCCGGGGAATCCTCTGGACTGCGCCCACGTCGTCGTTGACGATGGTTTCCCAGGTCAGATCCTCGATCCCGCCGTATTTCGACGGCGTGTACGTGGCGTGCACGTCGGTCGGGCTGGTCAGCGAAGGATAAGGCTGGCCTTCGCTCACGGCTCCCAGGTTCTCGTATCCGCCGATCTGGGTCCGGTCCTGTGCCCGCATGTCGGACACTGGAACGATCGACACGACCTTGCGCCACTGATCCAGACCGGATTCGGCGTATTCCTTCATCAGCGACTTATTGACTGCGTTGCCGATCACCTGATCCCAATTGGATTGACTGATCGATTCGCCGAACCGACGCAGGCCGGGAGCGTTCTTGATTTCGCGGGTAAACCGTTCGTCACCGGTGATGTCCACGTACAACTGGCGGATCGAGCGGAACCGCGGGGTTTTGTTCACATCCTGCCCCAGGAAAAAGCCATCCACGGCTTCCTGGAGCTTGTCGGCTTCATCCTTCTGGACGGTTGCACCGTATCCTTTGATCTGGTGGGTCTGGGCAAATGCCCCGATGACCTTTTCCCAGGATTCCAGGGATTCCCTGAGATTTTTCTCCTGGAATACGATTACGTTCCCCTTGTCATCCGAGAACTGTTTCCGAATCGCATCCTTCGCCTCCCGGGGCAGGCTGGAACCAGCCAGGGCTTCGTTCAGCATTGCCCGGCATTCGATCCGGGAAATGCGATCGTCCTGGTCGGTGGATTTTGCCGTGGGCGGAGGCAGTTCCGGCTCCGGCTCCGGTTCCTCCCTGTGATTCAGGGCTTCGATGATTTTATCTACCGCGGCCGTGTCCATTTTGGCGGACAGGGTTTCACGGACCACATCGAGAACCTTGTCCTGATCCGGATTGTCTCCGAGCGCCTTCACTTTGTCGGGCGCAACGGATTCGAGCAGTTTCAGCAGTTTTTCCAACATCTGAAAATCCTCCAATTGTTTTTGGTTTTCACTTTCGATCATTTTGAGCAACCCCCCGCCGGCGGCCGGGTCCACCACCACGTCAACGGAATTGACTTTCAGGATTTTGCCAACCCAGTTAACCAACGTGCCGCCCATCTTTTTTGGATACGAGGTCCCTTCGGCTACATGGGAAAGGCCGAGGATGTCGCGTTTCCCTTTCCTGAACGCGCTCACCAACATGGTTTTCATCCATGCGGCGTTTTCAAGGATGTTGAACGTCCCGTGGTTCGCCTGGGCGGATTCATTCCACGTCACACCGTCGATGAATCCCACGATGTCCTTGACCTTCTTCCCCGTGCCTTTCGAATGATCCTCATCGGACCGGGCCAGCACGCGAGCGCCTTCGTACAGGGGGGCTGCCTCTTTCAGGACTTCGGGCGGGTAATAATTGCGATTCTTAGACAGTCCGGCCTTGATAATCTGCACCTCCCACGTCGAGCCTGTGTCGTCTTTGGCCTCGACCAAAGACATCTCGACCGGGAGCCGCAGGTTCTTCTCGCGGCCAACAAAATCCTCGAATTTGATTCCCTGCCTGTCGTTGTTCTTCGTGTCGGTTCCCTCCTTCATGACCCATTTTCCATCTTTCTTCTCGGCCATTTTGGACAGTACCGCGTTGGCCGTAGCTGTTGCTTTGCCGTCGTCTTTGTATTCCTCGAAGGCCGCGTTGAACGCCTTGATCCATGCGTCCATCAATTTGGCCGGAAGCTTTTTCACCCAATCGGGAGCAGTTTTTGAAGTGTAAGGCATTACTTTCCCCTTTATGTTGGTACGGCCGGGACATTCGTCCCGACTTCGATTTCGACGACGGTTGACCGGAGTTTCACGCCGGTAGACAGTTCAACGTATGCCTGGATGCGATATGTTCCCGCCGAGGCGAAATCCGTCGCCAGCGTGACATAATACAATTTACCATCAGACCCATCGGTCGTGAAAATCGCAGTCTTTTCCGATGTCACGCCCGTCAAGTCTTTGACGTAAAACTTTTTGACCGTCGCGTTTGAAATGTTTTTCGCCGCAAGCGTCACGGAGTCTTTGATCGTGATCGTGATCGTGACCCCGACATCTCCGGCTTGCATGTCACTCATACGTAAACCGTCCTATCAATCGTCGCGACCATGTATGCATCTTCGTTGATATTAAAAGCCATGTTCGCGCTTTCGCTGATTGTTGTATGCACATACGCATCTTTCGGTAATTCCGGTCGCGTACGAAACCGATGAATGAACGAATCAAGTAAAAGTATAATGCTCATATCAATTCACCGTCACAATGCATTTATGGCCGCGTTGAGCCGAGAGATATATGGCGAAATGTCAATGCCATAGATTGCAATTGCCTGATAATAAACATTTATCCGAGCTACGTTGCTACCATTTCGATTCAGCCCATTTATATCAATTTGATAATTTGGTTTATTCCCCGATGGTAGTGTGCAGTCCAAAATACCATTGCGATACGCATTTAATCCGGCCATTGCCAATGTTCCGGAAGTCGCTTCCGGTGCCGCTGTTTTCCCTGTGCCTCCGCCCGCAAAATACCAAACATCATATAAGATCGGTGGGCCTGTCGCTTTAACATGGGCTGGTTGTATACCATAAAGATAGCTCAAGGAATAATCATAACTACCAAATATATAAAGGGATGATGCAAATGATGTCATATTAGAAAATCTTATTATAATACTATAATTCGTTGCGGGAATAATTCCCGATCTTAGATATTGCGAGGTATTAAACTTCCACCCGTTTTCCACGTCCCACGTTGGAGCAACTCCCAGTGCCGCATTATTAACTCCCGGCGTTGCCAAATTTGTGTAACTACCGGCAAGACTGGATGCCCCCTTGGGTTGATACGCCGCAAGACAAGCCGTTCTTGGTATCCCTCCCGCCAGCCACCACGGGGGAGATTGCATTATCGATGTCCTGCGCATATTGAGCATCAGTTCCTCATGAATCCGAATTGAATTTGCAGACCGGAAGCGGTATACGTCCCCGTGCCCCTGCTCACGCCCGCAACATAAAGCGATGTCGTAGCGGCCCCGGCCTTCATCATCAAGCCGATTCCTCGGACGCAGGCCACCCGGTTCGCGCCAAGATCGTAATAATCGGCGGATGAAATTGACACCCTGCCGATCACCGTCAGGACTTCCGTGTCGTTGATGTCGGGGGCCGAATTTTCTGTCCCCAGACTCGTGTTTGCATTGAAAAAAATCAGATCGAACGGCTGGCCCTGGTCGCTGATGTCACTCACCATAACGGATTGTAAAATAACCGTTCCCCCATTGACCCGTGCTGCCGATGCAATTTCCTGCGTGTCGAAAAGTGTATCACCGTCCGCATATATACTCGTGTCGAGCGAAGCAGTGATGAGAACGACCGAATCAGGCGAAACGGTTTGTCCGATCATGTTCTCGCCAGCAGCCACGGATGCCACGTCAACGTTGCCTATGTCCACGCCATCGTTGGACGCGAGTTTTCCGATGGCATTTGTTCCCGCCGGGAGGGATGTCATGCCCGCGATCCCGGAGGCCGCTAGATGCCGGAGCTTTGCGGAAATGCTTCCCGTCGCGCTGGCTGCATCGGCGTTTGCGCCGAACGGGTCCGTCGGGACCGAGGCTACGTCCACATCCCCAATGTCAACGCCGGAATTGGCAGCGAGTTTGCCGATTGCGGCAGAGCCGGCTTGTAATGTCGCCTGCACCGCAAATGTGCCGGAGTTTTTGACGTTGCCGATTTCCGCGGTTCCGGCGGCCAGTTTTCCAATTTCAGCAGACCCCGCCCCAAGCACCACGGCCTCGCTGTCCAGCGTGATTTTGACATCCGATGCTCGAAGTTCCGCATCGGTCACCGGGCCAGAGACCGGAACCGCCGTCGCCCTCAATTCGGTGTCGGTTAGCGGCGCAATGGCCGCGCCTGTGGTCGTCTTGACAACGATGACCTTCTGGTACTTTTTCGACGAAATTTCTTCCGTGGCGATGGTTTCGCCAGTTGCATCGTTTTGCCTAATCACTTCTGCCATCGGATTTCCTTTATCGTTTTAAAAAAGAGGAGCTGGCGGAGGCCAGTCTACCAGCTCCCCCTTGATGCACCCCGCCGAGGAGAGGGGACTTACTTCAGCTTCTCCACTGCATCCCGTACCCCGACGAGACCCAAAACGCCCGCGATCCCATAGATGAGATCGTAGGGGAGTTTTACGCCCATCGTTTCGCATACGGCGACTGCAATCACGACCCCGACGGCCGCGTAGGTTTTCCATCCGGCATTCCCGGAAATGTCGGCCATTGCCGAGCGCACCGCGCCGAGACCCAAGGCGGCCAACACTGCATACGCGGCCTCCGGTATTTGCACATTGAAAATCACCGGGACCAATACGGCCACAGCCAGCAACCCGGCCATAATGTAAGTTTTTCTGCCCTTCAACATGATGCTCCTCCTTTTTGGGGTTTATTTGATCCAACGGTCCGCGAGAACGATTCCCGAAACCAAAACCACCCCGACAGCTACGCCGGGCCAGAACTTTGATTTTGGTTTGATCTCTTCGGCTACCTGTTTTTTAATCTTTTCCATCGCGGCAAATTCGCCGCCGGGAAAATAAATCGAATCACTTAAAGCTGTTGACATGCAGGGTCCATAATTCCGGACCAATGATTTAATTTCACCGAAAGCACTCTGTTGCGAAAATTCCTTTTCCGAAACAATCGTTTCGGCCGCTGCCGTGTCACCCTGGATCAAGACATATTCCGTGTCCGGCTTCGAGGGAACCGGAACGAATTTGATCCGTTGCTGATAGACGGTGTCGGGCTTTGCCGGCAAATACGTAACCATCGGCACGGGTTTCTCAACGATCCGCTCGCGTGGATGTGCCCAATACAGCGTCCCCATGATAAGTGCCGCTGCCGCAAAAAGAACAATGACAAATGTCGTGAGCTTCATCCGGTGATTTCCAGTTCAAAAAGTTCTGCCCGGTCCAGATACTGCAAAAGCGCCTCGTGCGCGATACCGCTCAACCACACGCCCCAATCGCCCCGTTTCCCGGCCTGCATGCCAACGGCCACGCATCCCCGCAGATCACGCGCCGGGACATTGGCAATGTGGATTTCAACATCCGTATGTCCTTCAACTCCCATGATCTCGTAGGCCGGATAAGACTTATTACGTCCATAATGGGTTTGCAGCTTGCACGTGTAGAGGCCGGGCCGGAGAAACGTATCCGGGATTTCCGCAGTGAAAAACATCGGATGGTGATCCGCCGAACACAAAACGCCCCAGGTCCCATCCGGCGTTTTCGAAAAACGCTTTAAAAACAGGCGGGTCATCTATTCTCCTCAGTATGACTGCGCAACATTTCTTTGATCGCGGTCGTGTTGTCCATGATCCTCGGTATATCCGCCACGGCCTTTTCCACTGCCCGTAATCTGACCTCGTGATCATCGACCTGTTTGCATGCCGCATCGTATTTCGATGATCGCAGCCCAATTGTGTAAATCAGATTGATAATTACTAGCGCGACCGTGACGATAACGGTTCCGGCAATGCCAAATTTGACTTGGCCCGGCCTTAACCTTTCGATGTGAATGTGGGAACCGCCGTCCCCGTCGGACTGCATTGTTGCACGCGGAGGGTTCATTTTTTGACCACAACTTTCTGGCCGGTTTTCTTTCCTTCGACGTAGTACACGACCTTATCCGGGTATTCAGTCCATGTTAAAATTTCTTCGTCCGGCGCGAGCGTGACCTTGATGCTGCCGAGCTGGACATCTTTTGCCACCACAACCTTTTCGACTTTTTCGATGATCTTCGCGGCCGGAACGGGGTTCTCGGCCTCTGGCTTTTCTGCTTTTTCTTTTGCGGCCATGATTTTTTTCCTCTCACATGATAAGTTGGAGGGTACACCCGCAATTGATTACATCCCCTGCGGGCAAACGTGGATCATAGGGGCCGTCACACGCGACCCCGTTCACGTCAAATTCGTAGTCCATCGGCACAGGGCCGAGTTCTTCTTGAGCTTGATGTTCGGGCCTGGAATTCAATTTGTGCGTAGCCTTCCACTTCTTTTTTGCGTCTTTGTACTTCTCGGCTACCTGCGCAAGCCTGTCCCGCGTAGCCGCGGCATTGATTCGTCCCATTTCGGTCCGGGCAATCGCTTCGGCCCGTCCGAATGCCGTCGAGGTCATGTTGCCTGCATCTTTGAGCGGCGGGATAAACGAGGACAATCGTTGCATCACCTGGTACGGCGACATATCGCCCATGAGCCCGAGCGTGATTTCGGTATTGACCCGCCGAGCCATGTCGTTCGATAGACCCGTGATGAGCTGAGAAGCCAATGCCTGAGAATTCTTTAAGGATTGGACCGGGATATATGGCAGATACGGGACTACACCTTGAGCAAGCAACACATCGTCGACCTGTTTGATTCCTTTCGTAAAGGCTTTTTCTTGCCGAGTGGTTAGATCGGTTATGGCGCCATTCCGCAAGTCCTCGGCATATCGTTCCGCAATGCCGTTGATTTCACGCAGGTTGGCAATCGACCAATCGACCGTTGCGAAGCGCCGCGCAATTGCAAGACGAAATTCCTCGACATACTGCTTGATTCGAGTCGCGGCCGCATCCTCGATTTTCAGGTAATCCCCGCGAACGCGGGCAAATTCCCGTGAGGGAGTTTTCATTTTGCCGCCGTCCGGAACGGTTCGGGTACAGGTTTCTTTCCGTTTCCAAACAATGCCATGACCTGATCCGCTGTGATACTCTTGTCTTTGGCAATCAAGCCCTTGATTCGTTCGATGGGCAGGTTTTTATAATCCTCTCCGTCTGCATCTTCGGCGGAGGCTTGGGCCTTTTCCAATTCTTCCGCGGGATCAACTTCCACGCCTACGGCTTCCGCAGCGACCGCAATTATTTTCAGTGCCGTTTCGTCTGAGATCCAGCCTTGCGTTTTCGCTGCCACCAGGCCGTTGATGATCTGCTGGAACGATGCGGCATTTTTCGAAATTTCGCGCTTATTCAATTCTGGCATCTGGACTTCAAATGAATCGTCCTCAATCGCCTTTCTCCCCGCCACTTCTTTCAGTGATCCGCGATGAATGAATGCCTGATCAATCACATACTTGATGATGGTCTCGATCATGTGCTTGATGAATGCCTGGCGTTCTTCGAGCATTTTGTACGTAGGCCAGCCCATTTCGCCTGCAGTCGCAAGGTTTGCGTCGGAGCCATCGCCAAACCAATGCAACGGGAATCCCATCCCGCCGATAATTTGGGTTCTGAAAATCTTGAATAGCTCTGCCGAATCGGATGATTTAAGATCGGGATTAACGGCTTCGAGCTTGACTTTTTCGTTTGTGTAAAGCATCCCGCCGTTATTGGGGAGTCGATTGGCCTTTTTAAATTCTTCGAGCTTATTTGAATCCGCTCCCTCGATCATGAAATGCCAAAGAAACGCATTGAGAAAATAAGATCGATCCACCATGTTGAACAGGAATTGATCGTACCCGTCGAGCCAGTCGGCGTTTGCTAAAATATCAGAGAATCCGCGGGAACCATTGGGGAGCGAATTGATCTTGAAATAAAATGCATCTCCGACCAGCCTCCCGGCCGTTTTGCTGTTGGGATCTTCGTCAACCTGGATGACTTTTAATCGTTTGCCTTCTTTCCCTCCGGTGCCCCTAAGCACCACCGCCACCGGCCTCTGCGCATCTTCTGGATCCGTTGCTATACTGGCGACAGATTTCGCGTCTACATATGCCAGATGCACGAGCCCAGTCTGATCGTTAACGAACGGCGCAAAGATTTGCTCGCCGAACACCGACAGGGCTTCGCAGTAATCGGGAAGCCGAAGGTTCATTGCATTTCTGGGGTCACTCCAAAAACCGTCAATGATCTCCTGGATTTTTTGGTCCTTCGCCAAAATTTTGACCCCGCCGCCGACCGAGAAATTTTTGAACGTTCGGACAAGCTGTTTTGCAAGAGGATTTTGGAGCCAGAGTTTATAGGCAATGTCGATATGGCGGTCGTGGGCAATCGGCGAGAGATCGCGCTTGTTGTTGGGATCAGTAATGGATCGATAAAGATAATCGTCAGAATCGGTTGCCGTTTGTGCCTCGCGGAGTTTTGCCGCGATGATTTCGTCCAGCGCCCGCCCCGCAAGGAGGCGGCCGGCCTGTGTTCGGAAAGATTGGAAGGAGGGAAATCGCATTAAGCCCAATAATAGGGCAAATCAAAAATTTGTCAAACTATCTGTAGTGTTTTCTTGCTGGAAAAGACTATTTATGGCAATTTTTAGGTGAGCTCAACTATCCGTAGTGTCATGCTTTGACTGGCCTTGTCCGAAATTCATTACTTTCGAGGGTCCACCACACCCGCCCGCAAACCGCACATTTTCTCCGACGACGCAATCCCTCATCGTCATCTGTGCGCCGCGTTTCGAGGACTTTATCCTTCCCGCGCTCTACGAGATGATTGCATTTTGGGCAACGCATTTACTCACCCTGGTTTAATTTCGGTTTCGCCTCGAACTGTTTGTTTTCAGAATATATTTCTTCGTGCCATAACATCATCCCGCAGTCGCAAGGCATTCCTTCAAAGGGTCGTTGATTTGTTCCGCCGCCGGAATATATCCAAACGTGATTGCCCTGCTAGCAAAGCGGCGAACTGATTACATCATTCTGTCCCAAATGGACCTCCGTGTTTTTGCTGTATTCCGATCAAAGTTTTGATTGATCTGATGCGCCGGCGGACGGTCCTCGGCGACATGCGCGATGATATACCGGAGTGCATCGAGCAGATGAAATGAATTCTTGTCATCGATTTCTTCCGTGGATTCGCCGCGGTCATCCAATTTTCTTGAATAGGTTCCGATCTCGTCCAGCACGCCGCAGCAATCCGAAAACACGAAAAGTCGGTTCGTTTTCATGAGGCCGTACACCCGTTGAATCCCCACCTCGACATCTGAGATTGGTGGTTCCTTGACCGGAATTCCGGCTGCCTGGAATTCAGCCCGCCATTGCTCTTCGGATTTCGACCCGCCGACCCAATTTGCAACGACTTCGCCCGCCGACCGCTCCGTGAAGCTCTTCGCATGTTCCTTCGCCGTTTTCGATCCTGCCAAATACTCCCGGTAAACGTACCAATTCGTGACCAGTTCATTGACCTTTTCCTCCGCCACCCAGACCGCCGCTGTATTGATGCTTCCAAAATCAAGCCCGACGTGCCGAGGAAATTCCGGGTTGATTGAAAACCGAGGGACCCGCTGCTCATCTGAGAAACAGTCATAAATCATTCCGGCGGGCCGGTCAAACTGGGCCCGGTAAAACATATTGAATTTCCAGGACGGCAGCGTTCGACGCGCACGGTCATATTCCGCGCGGGGGAAAGCGGGATTTTGAATGCTTTCGAATTGAATCACGTCGATGTCGGGATCGCCCGATTTCCACCGATCATAAATTTCATTTTTGAGCCAGCCCAAATTGTAAATCGTCGTCGTCCCAAGCACCCGGCCCTGGTGGATTGACAGTCTGCGAAGCACCGCCTCCCATGACGACAACCGGAAGGATTTCTGCCCAATTTCGTCGAGATGCGCCGCTTTCGCCGTGGCGGATTCAAGAGAATCCGGGTTGTCGGCAGACCCGAAAAATAGATTGACGTTTTCAATCCCAGTGCCGTTAATAAACAGCACTCTTTCGCTTGATTTGTATTCCCCTATTTTCAAAATTTCGCAGAAATATTTCAGGTAGATCGGCAAAAGTTTTTTCTGCATCAAGGGGTACGACGGAGATGCGGCTAAATAATCACCCGCGCCGCGGCGCTTCATTTCCCGCATCATCCACAGAGGACCGAATTCTGATTTGCCGCCCTGGGTCCCGGCGAGTACGAAAACCATCCGCTTTTCCGAATTCCAGGCTTTCGTTTGTCCGGGATGTAGATTAACTTTCAGCTTTTCATGTTCGAGTTCAAAAAGATGATCATTCATTTTTCACGACCATGACTTCGGTGATTTTGATTTCCTTGTTTTCTTCTCCGTCTTGAATCTGTTTTACGACGCTGAAATTTTTCTGCCCAAATTCCTCCGGTTCCGTCCTCTCGGCGAGCCAGGCGATGGCCTGCCACTGTTTTTGTGAAAGCTTAACTGGGAATTTTTTATGACATTTCGGACATTCAACGTCGATTTCTCCGAGGCCCGCCGCCTGAATGATTTCCGCATAAAGATTGCATTTTCTGGCGCGTGCTTTTTTTATTCTCTCCGAGAATTCCGGATGCTTTCGAAGCCAAATATAAAATGTGTCTTGCTGAATCCCGACCAAGTCGCAGGCTTTTTTATTCGATAGACCGTTAAGGATGGCTTTTTCAAGGTCTTGAACGATTTGTTCCGAATATTTTCCAATCGCTCCGCGCTTCTTGACAACCACCAGGGCCTTAGACTTCTTCGGCTTTTTCATTTTCCCCATGCCCTTTTCACCCTCCTGTACAATTGCTTCCATTCTTACGTTTGGCTTTCCCGCCATAGGGTACACCCCCCGGTCTATGATGTTAAACTGTAAAGAGTTGTGTCTTTCAAAATGGATTAATCCTCGTCAGGATTCCATATTTTTTAAACTCCGTTGCACGTTTGTCGTACTCAGCGATGGACCAACGCCGCAGTATCTTCGCCCGCTTGCCCCTCATGCTTTTTTCTCCTTCGTTTCTTTCTTCAGACGATACGCCGGAATGAGCATCATTTTCCCGGAAATTGCCAGACGGTAAACATATTTACATTCCAATTTATTGGCAGAATGCAGGGTTTTTAGCATCCCCCTTACTTTCATCTTTGAAAGACCAAGGGCATCTTTCATTTCGTTCACCGTGGTCCAGTTTTCATTTTTCTCCGCGGCTTCCAAAATTTCCTTCAGCGATGCAAGCAGATCCGACATATTGCCTCCCTTTAATCAAGATAAACAGGCATTTCGTAAACCATCCTTCCATCGGGCCTCCACACGATGAGCATCTGCTGGGGAGGTTCGGCCGGGAATCCCATCCCGTATGCGAATTCGTCATATCCCTTTACCGACCCAGTGAAAATGATCCCGCTTTGATTGATCGTTTGATGCCAATGGCCGCCGACAAGAAAATCATACGGCTTGTTGATTGACTGTTGACGTTTCCTCCGGCGAAAATCTCCGATGAACAAAGGCGACCATGCCCCTTGAACTCCGGCCCCGCCCTTGAATTGGTCTCCGTGAATCACCCTGAAAATTTTCCCATACAGAGAAAATTGCGTTTCCGTGGAATCTGATAACTGCCATGTGATACGCTTGTCATCTAGCATCATCAGGCGGACAAATTGAAGCAATAGCCAATCCCAATTTCCCCAAACATATTGTTTATAATATGGCTTCGATCTGTCACGGCCATGATTTCCAACAACAGAGACGATCCGCACTCGTTTAAATTCCCTGGTCATCGAGGAAATTATCCATTTGTAAATCGGGGCCAACCTTAGAACGGCCTGGGGAATCGTTGAATCGTTTGTGATTTGAAGCTCCTCGTGGATATTCCCGGTAACATTATCCCCCACGAGGACCAAATCGATTCCGTCGTATTTTGCATATATATATCGATGCAGTAGAGACGAACATTTTTCGACCATCGTCCGAAGCCGCGATTCCGCTATGTCGGAATCATATTTGTTGATCCCTTCGATTGCCCTGGGATCTACGACTTCCCCGAAATGCACATCGCCCATAATCAGCATGGGCATGAGGTTAGGGTTTTTATGGGGGGATGAAGGAACCCGTGCCGGCCAGGATATGGGTTTCTGGTCAACGAGGCCGGCCTGTGCCCCATAGATAATTTTCTTGATCGTCGCCGTGGTTACCTGTTGTTTTTCGGATGCCCTGATATTGTCCTGCAATTTCCGGATTACTTCCCTGAGATGCGAGTTCTCGGCTTGTAAAAATTTCAAAGAGCTATTCATTTTGTCCTTTTTATCTGGTGAATAATTTTTATTCCGTGTTTCTTGCGGAGTTCTTTCGTTGCAGCATCGTCCCGTTCGCAGTCAATATGTATTTCATTGTTTTCTGTGGATATAGCAAAATCAAATACATGGACAAGCGAACAATCACAACATTCCACCCGCAATTTTTCCGGCGGATGAATCGTTACAATTTCGCCATCTTCCCAATAAGTGAATTTATGTTTTACAATCTTCTTCATTCCCGTTTTTTGTTTTTTAATGCCTGAATCAACGCCTTGAATTCGTCCCGCATGTGAATCAATTCGAAGGCTTTAATTTTTTCGGGCTTCGAATCGATCTGCTTTTGCAACATTTCCCCATATCCTCCCTGCCTGTCGTTTCCAGGCAATCCCGGAGCCGGATGTACTCCGAAAAGACTTTCCAGGTTTTTTTCTTTTCGGCTGCAAGCCCCATTATTTTACCTCACGCACTCAGTCATAAAATGCTTTTTCACCTTACGTAGAAAAGCAAGCTCTTTTAGGGCGTGTTTAAGAGTTAAGCGGACAGCCCACAATTCATAAGGCGTTCCACAACACCCAGCTGCTCGGGTATACTCAGCAATTAAACACATGCCCCGACAACCTCCCCTTATTGTATAAAGACAACACCCACAAGTTGTTATCCCACCATCATCACTTATTGGCCAATGCTTAACAATGTATTCCCATTTTGCTATTGACCAATCCAAAGCTTCCATCTTGTTTTTGGGTTTACCCACCGTCAAGATTTCTAATGTTGGTTTCCCACACCAAATAATTTTTTTGAATGTAGGTTTCGTTATGCTTACCATGTTTCTCCTTTTCTTTTGGTTGCAATATCTTAATTTCGTTTTATTATTTCATTTTTATCTTTGAAGTTTTATAATTCAAGTGTCCCCTGATTTAAAATTCGTTCAACTCGCTTTACTGCCACTTCGCAATATTTTTCTTCGATTTCAATGCCTATGGCTTTACGTTTTTCAATTGCCGCCGCAACCAAAGTGGTTCCGTGCCCCATAAACGGATCAAGGCACAAATCACCACGGTTGGAATGAATCTGTAAAATTTTTTGCATTAATTCGACAGGCTTTTCGGTTGGATGCTGTCCCGCGCTCGGGATTATTCTGTTTATTCTCCAAACGTTGGCCGTTTTATTCCCGCCGTTCCACCGATGAGCCGGGGTCCCATTCTGTGCAATTAAAACAAATTCATAATTTCTTCGATAGTGTATTCCCATTCCAAGCCCGCCCTTGTCCCATACCACGGCGTGTTTAAAGCCGATTATTTCATCCATTAACAAAGCCCATTCGGCGAATAACGGCCTCGGTCCACCGCCGCCACCACAACAACAACACGCTCCGCCCTTAAGCAATTTATTTTTTGAAATCTTTAAAAATTTTTCAAATAATTTTATAGCCTCCTTGCCACTATCTTCCGCAATTGGGCGAGTTCCAAAATTCTTTTTATTGCCTCCGAAAGCGAACTCCCTTCGAGAGGCTAAATCGCCATCGTCATTATAATTCACTCCATACGGCGGATCAGTTAAAATCAAATCAAATTTCCGTTCGAGCCGTGGCATTATTTCAAGGCAATCCCCATTATAAACTGTAATTCCATTGTTTTCATAATAAGGTTTAATCATTTCATTCTATCCCCATTATTCCACATTTACCGTTGTCGGTACATTTGGTTTTTCTATGGTTCCCACTTCTTCAATGTTCAGCGAGTCGCACAAAACATCGTCTAAAAAATAGATTGACACTTTTTTGACCCCTGCCGATACCTCTACTGTCCACTTATATTCTGACCAGCTTGGTGCTAAAGGAAAGTTGGCCCTATCTTTTTGATCTCCAATTTGTAATAGTACCGATCCATTAGTGGCATGGAAGGTCAATGTGTAAAAAGTTGTTTTTGGAAAAACCAGGTATTTTGAAATGCTCTGCCCTTGCGGAACCGATATGCCCCACGTCTGTAACCCACGATTGGTCAATACCATTGCGCCGGTTTTGTCCCATTTCCACAATTCCGCCGTATCTGCATAATATGGCACTTGGGTTCCCTGTACCGGAGGAGGAACAACAGGTTTGAAGATTACCGTAACTTTTTCCGATGGATCAGACTCAATTCCTGAATTAATCCAATAAGCCGTAATCCATAGACCTGTCGAATCCCGTAGGTCGGTTCTGGCAATGCGTTTTCTCAAAATGGGAATTGATAAAAAGTGCGTTCCGTCAGTATAAACATTGTATCTACAGAGGGCTGGAGTATCATGTTGCCATGAGACCGTTATGCTGTCCCTTGTTGCGGGAATTTCAAACCGTGTCTGGCAATGTACTACCCCCGCACACAACAGGAAAAGGGACCATGCGAACACGCAAAATGCCAGCAATGCGAAATAGATAAGACCGTGTTTGATGCTGTCAGGTTTCATTTCGGCACCTCTCTATTTTTGTATTTTGGATTTATTCTGAGACTGTCTTCCCAATCGCCGCTATAATTAGCCGGTGCTAATCTTTTGTGAATGGGCATAGTTTTCCCAGGGGTACACAACCAAACAGTTAATCCTAATTTCGGGCTTTCATCGTAACACCACCATCTTTTATCTTCATCTTGAGCAATCGCGTAATCACACCAAGGAGGAAGGCAATTCCAATCAAACTTAATGTA